AAACGTAGTTAATCTTTTTCCAACGCCTAATTATATTGGTTACAACATATATGACAGAGCGGTTGCGGAGATAGGCGGAGCGCCAATTGCGGCGACGGTAGTTAATGTTTTTGTATCTGAGAATTTTGTACTTGGCTCAATGACTACCGGCAGTGGATGGCCAACGGGTGCTACTATAAAACTATACATTCAATCGGGCGCAAAAATTCTAGGCCCTGGAGGCAATGGCGGCAGCGGTGGTTCGGCTATTGCGTACCGTTCAAAGTATAAATTTGGAGGCACTTCTAATTTTCCTACAACAATTACTTATAACATAAGCGCAAAAACTACAACATCGCCAACAGGAGGCACCGCAGGCGGAACGGCGCTGGAGATATTACACCCGATCAATATAACAAATAATGGCATAATTGGCGGCGGTGGTGGCGGCGCAGGTGGTGCAGGTGGAGCAGCGTCGGCGCTTACGTTCACACCAGAATACAATGGCTATCAAACAGCATTAGCAGCAATTGGCGGCAATGGTGGAGGCGGCGGCGCTGGCTTCCCTGGCGGCACTGGCGGTAGAGCAGGGACACAAGACGCCTATGCTTTTAAGAAAGTTTTTGCAGGCCCTCGTCATTTTACAATAGAAAGATACGACGAGCCTAGTTTGTACCTTGGCCCTATTACATTGCCAGGAGCTGCTAAAGATGGCGGTATTTTAGACGGCGGCCGTGACAAACCTATAGCCTTTCAAAATAGCTACAAAGCCTTGGACTACCCGGCATCAACGCCAAGAATAAACGTTTTTGCAAAAAGCCCGGATAGCACTTCTGGTCGGGGACATGGTGGAGATCTTGGGCAATCCGGCCAGGTTGGCGGTGATGGCTATGCAATTTCGCAAATAGTATCTTTGCCAAATGATAGCTACGCTTTGGAATCTAATAAAGAAAACGGCGCAACCGCAGGCGCGGCAGGCGCAGCAATAAACACGAACGGAAACACAGTAACCTATTTAATCACCGGCGACATTAGAGGCGCAATCATATGAGTTTACCAATTTATCAACGAGTCGCCGTAACAGATTCCGGGGATGTTATCCCTGGCGCTGAATATACGGTCATCAATGAAAATACCGGCGTGGCAGCTCCGATCTATTCAGATCGAACGGGCGCTACTTTATTAAGCGCACCATACTTTGCCGACTCTGTTGGTACCATTCAGTTTTTCATCGCGCAGGGTACGACGTTCCGTGTCGCAGCTTCCGGTGGTGTGGGTACTTATACTGACCGGTATGTCTATGGTGTTGCTGAGGCGGTTTTGGTACAGGCTAATGGCAATATCGGGATCGGCACGAGTTCTCCCGATAAAATCGTTGATATTGTTAATGCTTCAACACCAACACTTAGGATCGGTGATGACATACGAACTGTAGAGCTACGGGGAGGCTCAGCTACACAGAATCCAGCAATAGGAACGTATTACGCAGGCGATTTCACGATTGCAACTAATAGCGCCGAGAGACTTAGAATAACCAGCGCGGGCCAATTACTTGTGGGCACAGCTACTGACACCGCTGACGGAGCGAAATTTCAAGTATCAACAGGCAACAGTGACAAATTTATTTCTTATTTTACCGGGGTTAATTACGGTAAAGCCACAAGGCTTACAACGAATGGATATGCAGACTTCTTCTACACGCCTACAGGTTTTGCAGGATATATATCGATAAGCACCGATAACAACACCACGTCTTATACAACTGCTTCGGACTACAGGCTTAAAACTGACATAGTTCCAATGGTAGGTGCTACAGATAAAGTTAAACTTTTAAAGCCTTGCAACTTTGAGTGGATAAACTCCGGTCAGCGTGTCGATGGTTTCTTAGCTCACGAATTACAGGAAGTTATACCGGCTGCGGCTTTTGGCGATAAAGACGAAATGATGGACGAAAGCTACGAAGTAACTCCGGCTGTTTTAGATAATGATGGCGCAGAGGCTGAAGCAGCTATCATTGGAACACGCTCGGTACCTAAGTGGCAAACAATAGACCAAGCTAAAATTGTTCCATTATTAACAGCAACGATTCAAGAGCTTATCGCTCGCATTGAAATCCTAGAGGCTAAATAACATGACCACATTCAACTGGACAATCTCCACACTAGAATACGACCTGACAGAAAACAACTCTGTCATTACCGCGCACTGGCGCTGTACAGCTACTGATGACACTGGCGAGTTCAGTGCAGGCAGCTATGGTACTTGCGGATTCAGCGCAGACCCAGAAGCTACCGACTTTGTGCCTTACGCAGACCTGACCGAAGAGATGGTTCTTGACTGGTGCTTTGCAGATGGTGTTGATAAGGACGCAGTAGAGGCAAGCTTACAGGCTAATATTGATCTGCAAGCGACACCTGTGAAAGCATCTGGCGTTCCGTGGTAATCAATGGAATCTGTTAGCCTCTTAGAAATAATCCCGGCGCTATGGCCCATAGTCGTCGGGTTTGTTGGCCTCATCTTTTGGCTAGCTAAAAGTTACGCTGACATAGAAACCTTGAAAGAGAAAGTAAAAGTGTTGTATGACCTGTATAATAGCAAGAATTAATTAATCAACAGTGGCCTTTGTTTATGACCGATCATAATTTGCTAGCAGAAAGACTAGAATCCCATATTCAAAGCCAGATCAAATCTAATGATCGGATTGAGCGGGCACTGGTAAAATTGGCCGAACAGATGGCCACGTTTATGCAATTCCAGACTCGCGCAGAAGAGCGTCAAGAAAGGCAGAATGAGTTCAAAGAAGAAACCAAAAAGAACATCATCGCTATAAATAAAGAGATCCGATCTGTACGCGAATATGAATTAAAGCCGCTTATCATCGCTGTTGAGAAAAACAGCTTGATTTCAAAGGCAGTGGTCGGCGTTTCGTGCTTAGTGATTGGCGCTGGTTTGACATTCTTTATCGGGAGCTAATATGAGCCTAAAGCGCGACGAATGGCCAGCAAAGGCTATCGGATTCATGGCAACAGAGGTCATCGAGATGGCCCAGAAGATCCGCGAGATTTGCAATACTGCAATGGTGCCAAGCCCAGACCCAGAGGCCCACGTTAGGTTTACAGGCGGTTCTAGTCTCCATTGCGTTGGTGCTGATGGCGGTTTAAAGTCACAAGCCACTGACCTGTTTATCCTGGACAACTCGGCATCCGCTAAAGTTTGGGCATTAGTTCAATCAGTTGAAGCTGTTGGTGGATTCGGAATGTATTTTGACACCCACTTAGGCGGCGAGAAACAGACGTTAATTCATATCGATACTCGCGACGAACGGCTGTTGTGGATGTGCCCAGATGAGCCGAAACGCCGTTATGTTTATTACAATAACAACCCGGTTTACTTCCTTAACCTGCTGTCGAAAGAGCTGGCCAAACTATGAGCGACCGATTTAATACTGCGCTAGAGCCGCTGTGGCTGTTCCTGGAAAAGGGCATGATTGTTCGGCGTGGTGTCCTTTTTGTCGCAATTTGGATGACGTTAGACTCATATTCCTGGGCCAAGATCTACGCGTACAATCCAGACCCAGACCCTTTGATCTATGCTGCGCTGCTTGGTGTGCCATCTGCGTTACTAGCCGCTGCGCTTAAATTCTATAATGATGGGCGGAAGGTGGTAGAGAAATGATTGCAGAGCTGAGCTCAATCCTGGCATCCAGCGCTGCCGGTTCATTAATTGGTGGTGTTTTTAGCTGGTTGAACCGCAAAGAGGAAGCGAAAGAAAGAGCAAGCGAACGAGAGTTTAAAATTGCGATGGTCGGCGCTAATGCTAACGCCGCTGAAATGGCATCTGAAGCACGAGCGTTTGAAGAGTCACAGAAAACTGTCGGCAGTGTTGGCAGCGCCATTAAAAGCGCAGTCAGACCTATTATAACAGCTGTTCTGTTATACCAGACCTATCTAATACTGACCGGCCTTGAAGCGATTGTCGGCGGCATAGAGGCTCTTGGCGATGGCGAAGCGCTGCAACTATACCGCGACATTGTGCTAAATATAATCTCTTTGACCGCGACATCCGTGTCATGGTGGTTCGGCGCTAGACCTAGCAACCGGGGCAAATAACTAACGCCAGGCCCTGGTACTAAGTTGGTCGGTTTTCTTTTCCCGTAGGTTCTCTACCAGTAATGAATTGTCGATATGCTCGCGAGTGTTTACGCACCGCGAACTGCGCGTATGTCGTTTCGTTCCGCCGCAGAGTTCGCACACCTTACCCTCAAAGAATTTTAGACCTTGTTCCAAGGCATCGGCACGCGCGTATAATTTTTCGGCGTCTGAGCGCAGGTCTGCCGGTGTTACTTTTGCGTAATTCATTTCGTTATTTTCCATTCAATAATAGTATTAAATATGTTCGCTTCTGAAAAGCACGGGAATTGCCGGACGCATATTCTCATAATTGCGTTGGTTGATTCGCCCTTGTCGATTTCCGGGTCAATAAACTCTATCACCGCATCCGCCTCTTGTTGGTCGCTAAATTTTGGCATCTTTGAATCCTTTAATTAGTCGCCGGGCGCGATACCCAAAGCGAATTTAGTTTAGAGTGATCTGGGCGATCCAATTCGCTGCGCGCAGTAACCTGCCTGTACTTTTCTTCGCATGGCTGACAGCTCAAATGCCGCTTTCCGCTTTTGTGGTTAAGGTACAGCGGTGCTGCAACTATTTTGCCGCACGAGTAGCATGGTTTTTTATAAGGTAGTGGTCTAGCCATTAAAGCGCACCAGTCGAGCCGAAACCGCTTTCGCCGCGTTCGGTATCGTCCAAGTCTGCAACTTCCATGCTTGCGAGCATTACGGGAACGACTACAAGCTGCGCAATCCGTTCGCCTGGCTCGACCCTGAATGGCACTATGTCAGTGCTATGGACCGTTAGCACAACTTTAATTTCACCCCGATAGTCGCTGTCGATAACGCCTGCCATTGTGTCAACGCCTCTGCGCACTGCAAGGCCACTACGCGGCTTTATAAGCCCGACAAAACCTTCGGGAATAGCAACAGCAATTCCGGTGCTTATCACCACCACCTGCCCGAAGTGGACGCGAGCAAGGTCATGGTCAGAATATATATCGAACCCGGCGGCACCCTCGGTTTGCCGCATTGGTGTTACTGCTGTTTCTGTTAATCGTTTGAATTTAATCATTTTCCTGTTCCTTTTATGCGATCGCTTGCAATGTTAAAATAGTTTTCGTCCATTTCAATTCCGATAAAGCTGCGCCCAAGGTTCACACAAGCAACGCCAGTGGTGCCGCTTCCCATCGTAAAATCTAGAACGGTTTCGCCTTCGTTGGTGTAGGTTTTGATTAGGTATTCCATTAGAGCTACCGGTTTTTGGGTTGGGTGTATTGTCTTACCCTCCGATTTTATCTCAAGCACGTCTCGCGGCCAATTAGTGTGTGTTTGTACGTATTCTTTTTTGCTCCTGGCCCCATAGTTTTCTGAGCTTTTACCTTGTTTCGTTATTGACCCTTTGGGCACTAAGCCCTGCGCGTTATATGTCCCTGTTGATTTTTTATCACAAAATATAATCACTGCTTCATGCTTCCTAACCGGCATCCGTTTGGCGTTTAAAACCCCGGTTATCTTTGACTTAACCCAGACCCATTCATAACAAAACATCTTCATGTTCGACGCAATTAGCGTGGTGGTAAACGGCTGACTCGCCGTCATAACGATAGCGCCATTAGGCTTAATAACCCGCTTAAGCTGCTCCCACATTGGCTCCAGTGGGATCACAGAATCCCACTTACAGGCCGTGGTGCCATACGGTGGATCGGTCATAACCATATCGACGGAGCCGTCTGGAATCTCTTTCATCCGTTCTAAACAGTCTCCGAGCATTAGATTAATCATCGCCTACACCTTCAAAAGCACTTGAGGAAATATGGTTTCAATGTTCGCCAACACTGCCAGCAAAACGACCACAGTCGTATAAATGACCAGCGCGCTATAGAGCGCCCAATACCATTTCATCTGTTCGACATAAATGCAAAAAGCGACTTGAACACAAAACATCATTACGGACAGCGTGATCATAAATTGTAATATTGTCATAGTAGCTCACCTTGTATTTCGGTTGATGGCTGGTTTTTAGAGTATTTGTCCAGCGTCCAATGGACATTGGTAATGATTGTCGAAACCAATTCTGTCGGCATTCTGCCATTGTGCAAAATATCAATAACCTCAATCATTAATTTTAATTGAGCGCGGTATTCCGTTATTTCTTGCTCTGTTGTATTAGTAGTCATTGAGCGTTACCTCGTTGTTGTAATCTATAAAGTCTTGCTCGCAAACGAAACAGTTAATATAAGTTTCGACAATATCATTAAAATCAATATCGTCACGCTCACGCATTAGAAAAGCATAATAAACGTCATAATTATTTGTGATTATTTCAAATATCCATTCGGCGATTGGTGCCGCGTTATATATCCGAAAGTGTGTCACAGCCGAGTCGAATTTGTCGTATTCAAATAATGATAGGTATTTAGCAAGATCTGGGATGACATCATATTTAAGCCAATGGGTGTACGCATCATCTAATCTTTCTTGCGCATCTTCGGCATCTAACATATTTCTGAGATCGATTTCTGGTGTGTTCATTTTGTCATCCCCATCTTTGCTAGTCGGCGCGCTATATACGCTTCTTTGATTAATGCCTCGACCGTTTTGTTTAGACTGAGGCCTGTTGCTTGGCTTTCGTCAATTGCCATCTGATGAATGGCATCTTGTATGCGATAACCACGGTTTTTAATAAGTGTCGCCATTATATTATTCCTAAAAAATACAGTATGAATGGGCCGAATAGCAGCCCGGCTATTAACGCGCCGCCAAACAGGGTTTTCATATCCAGCCCATTGCGTAAGCGTATATCGGGCTCATAAGAGCGATGCCAAGAAGGATGCAGCCAATGCTTTCGATAAGTGATTTCATGTTGTTTGCTCCGTTGTTTGGTTTTGGCACCCTATGGCCGGATGGGTTTAAACTTCTGACTTGACAAAAACGCCACTTCTTAGCATAAAATTAAACTTGCTTGTGAAGCTTTTGACTTTCTCGCCAGTCTCAAGGTTGATGTAGCGAGTGTTCTTTTTGCCGATTTCAGCAATCTTTATTTCAAATCCGTGGTTTGTGCTGGTTAGCATGTCGCCTGCTTTGAGTTCGTCTACTGATTTAATCATGTTGTTTGCCCTGTTTGTTTGTTTGCTTTCGATCTGCAAACAATACTAGTGCTTGCAGATAAGCGCAAGCACTCTTATATATCGAATTCGCATATCAAACGGAGTTTTTATTGCTTTCCATTTCGGCACATAACGACTTGTATTGAGCTTTGATGGCCTTGGCATCTGCGATGGTGTATTTCTTTGGTGCGTGTAGTCCTTCGATCCACTCGACATTATCGACGCCTATTTTCTTGATAAGATTAATGCGGTAATCGATCGCATTAGATGACAGGTAGGTGTTGCAGTGTTCGCACTGTAGATGAACATTTAACGGTTCAAACCTGAGTTCCGGCGCCGCACCGGTGCTCCGATAATGACCCGCGTTCTCCTTTTTGGAGGGCTTGCCGCAACTGATGCAAGGCTCGCCCGCATCGCGTAACCTGATCCACTTATTAAACCACCGTTGAGCGTCCCTAAGGTGTTCTGTGCGCGTTTTTAGTTTTTCCCTTGCTACTTGCGTGGTTTTGCGGTCTGCTTTCGCCTGCGCCGCTATGCGCTTGTCCTTTGCGCTGCTGGCTAGACACTCAACAGAACAGAATCCTTTCTTTTCGATTATGTCTGAACACTTTGCCGCCGGCTGTAATTCGATGGTACAGCCTGGCGCTTTACATCTTCTCATTGTGCGCCCCATTCCTCATAAATCTTCATGGCCGGATCTGACCACCTAATGCCCCACTCGCTACCCTGGGCGTATATCAATTCGATAAACTCGGAAAACTGGGCTTTGTTTAATTCGCTGGTGCTGTAGTTTAGATTGACCACCTCGCCGTTAATGCCAATCACTATGCCAGACGGGTCAAATTTGTAGGCCGAGATCAATATTATTTTCCACTCTTCGACAGCTCGCAGTTTACCGCCGTACTGATACTGCTCTGAAAAGCAGGCCAGCAAAGCCCACAGCAGCCGGTTCTGCGTTTCGCCACGCGTCTCATGCGCCAGCTTTATAGATACCGGTTTACCGCCTGCCAAACCTTTAGCGAGCCAGTGGCCAACCCAGCCGCAAGCGTTGTTAATTTCAGATGAGCCGCTTATTAGTATTTTCTTCATAGTAGTCTCTTAAAATAAAAGCCCCGGAGGGCTGTTGTTAGTCTAATTTGCTGAGTTCTGTAATAATTGATCGTTTCCACTTAAATCTATAAACCGCAACCGAGCCATCTGTGTATTTTACATGGCCATAAGACATACCAATTTTTTTGCCTTTCTCGGTTAGTATATAAGTAGACAAGTAATTTTCGCCATACGATCCCGAAATCTTCTTATACTTATCCAACATTACCCGGTCAATGTAACCGGCACGTTTCAATATTATGTTAAATGCCTTGGTGGTTAGTCCCATTGTTTGTGCAATTTCTCGCTGAGTAATGTAATCATATTTATCTAGTCGTGATATTTCTGGCCAATTCTTGGGGTTGTTTGGGTCTTCTTGTATCTCCTCTTTCTGCCCAAATACTACCAATTCGGCAGCATCTAATGCCGGTTTGATTTCAATTCCGCCGACGACTAGCGCCATTACCATTTTTTTGTACTCTGCTAATTTGTTCATGTTGTTACTCCGTTGGTTTTAGTATTTGCTGGATTTGTTTTCAGGTATTTTACTTTCCCATTCTAACGCCTCATCATAATGACCTATCGCCATGTTGTGTCGAAACGGAACCATTTTAGACTCGCCGTCTCTGTTTTTGCCTATATTGACCTCGGTTATTCCAGCGTCTTGGCTGGTTGGGTCGTAATAATCATCGCGGTATAAAAGCACGATTACATCTGCGTTTTCTTCTATCCGCCCTGACTGTTTTAAATCACTGACCATTGGTCTCTTGTCTTGCCGACCTTCTGTTCCTCGGTTGATCTGCGCCAGGATAATGAACGGGCAATCAAATTCCTTCGCCATTGACAGCAGTTGGTTAGATACCTCTGCCAAGCCTTCTGTTGCGTTCTTTCGCGGGTCGCCTGCAATCAACCCGATGTGATCAATGACCACAAATTCTATCTTACCCTGCTTTAGTTGCTGAGTTTTGAGCCTGCTGCGTAATTGATTAACTGACAAGCCTGGCGTTTCATCAATGAACAGTTTGCTAGTGTGTAGCAGGGTTACAGCGGCAGCTATAGCCGCGAAATCGTCATTCACTAATTGCCCCGAGCGTATTGAGGTATTTGATACCCTCGATTTATTGGTCAGAAGCCTTTTAGATAATGATTTGCCGGTCATTTCCAAACTGAAATAGCAGCCATTATTTTCTTGGGCCAACCGCTCTGCGATGTTAAGCGCAAAAGCAGTCTTGCCGGAGCCAGGACGACCGCCGATGATGTAATTTTTGCCGGGTTCAAATCCGTCGATAGTCAAATCAAAGTCATCAAAGCCGGTTGCCAGACCTAACAGTTTGCCGGGGTTCTCATAACGCCATTCGATTTCCGCCAGTGCGTCTGAGAGATGAAGCCCTACCTTTTTAAATCCACCGACTGAGTTGGATGTCATTAAATCGACGACACTTGTCTGTAAAAAGCTGACAATTTCCTCGGGCTTTGCTGCGCTGTTTAATTGATTTTCAAGACTAACTTTAAGTTGATCGATCATTCTCAGCTTGTGATAGCTTTCTAATGAGTTCCGGTAGCTATTCCAAAAGCCTAGGTTTGGCAATGATTCTGCCAGCTCGCTCAGGTACTCCATGCCACCGGCTGAGATCAATAGTTTATTGCGTGATAGACTATCACCAATCGAAAAGAGATCTGCGCTTAGGCTTGCGCTCACGAGCTCCCTGATCGTCCTAAGTATTAATTTGTGGGCATTCAATGAGAACCATGACTCGGGCAGGTCTAGCAGATCGGTTGCCCGGTTTTCGTCTATGATCGCACATGCTATTAAATGCTGTTCAGACTCTAGTGATTTGCTCATTTGTTACCCCAGTTTTCGCCGGCTCTAATTCGGCAGGCTTGCGGTTTGCTTATTCGAAAATAGTAGGCCAGTTCAGCTAAGCTGCATTTATGCTGCAACCGGCGAAACGATCGGAGCGCAGATGGTGTCATCTGTCGCGGGTTATTAGTGCCAATCCTTTGCAATCGAATCCTTAGCCGCCTTATGACGGCTTGTTATATTAAACTAACTGCTTATTCTATTTGGTTATCAAAACGGTATATCTTCGTCATACGTATTAAGCGGCGCACCTTGGCCCGGCTGGCTCATTGCTGGCGCTTGGCCTGTAAAGCCTTGAGCTTGCTGCTGTTGAGCTTGTGGCGCTTGGCCACCTTCGCTCCAGAATAACTTACAATTGCCGAGAATTGGGCCTTTAACGCCTGCGTCCTTTTCCTCTTTCTTAACGTCCTGCGTAATCATGCCGCTGTTGCCGTATTGGTCTAGCTGGTCGATGTCAATGAACACTGTGGCATCCAAATATGTGCCTTTTGCGCCTTTGAACAGTCGTGCTTTTTCGATTTTGCTTACGTCAATTTTAAGTGATACACCGATCTTACTCATACTATTTCGCCTTCATTTAGTTTTCGTTGTGCCCGTTCGTCGGACAATAATTGTTTAATCTTGCGTCGATCTGGTGCCCCAAGATGACGCCATGCCATTTCCTGCTGTTCTGATCCTCCCTCGATCCAATCGTCTAGCAGCGCCTCACCGTCTTCGTTGCTCATATGGCCAACCAATAGCTGCGCAAACTGGTAATCAGTGCTTGCCTCTTTCGCTTCCTTTTTTTCTGCCTCGAAATCTATTCCCTCGCCTCCCTCGTTTAGAACCGTAATCGCCTCCTGCAATCGCTCAACTTTCGGCCAATACTTGCTTGCCTGTTTTACACATGTTTTCTTGATCATCTCGACTTCATCGGTAGCCCACGGGCCGGCCTTCTTGGTTTTCCAAGCCATCGATCGATTCCTAATCAGATAAACGGCCTCAATATCCATCTCATGAGTCAGAAAATCCCCGTCAGCCAGTTTAACGATGCAATATACGCCAACCATAACGCCTCGGTCGCCAAAGGCCGCGTATGAGTGCTCAGGCTCAACTGAGACGCCTTTGTTTATATACTTGTCGTTAGCGTTTACTATTTTACACTGAGACCAAATCACCGATCCTGTGTCTTGCGCTAGGTGCATCAAGCCCATATAGCTTATGTCTAGGCAGATCATATTGTCACGCGGCACTAGGTACGCGTATTTCAGCACAGGGTTAAGCGTTAAGCCGATTGCAGCAACGTTACGCACTGCGTTCTGTACTGAAGTCGGGTTTTTCTGAGCGATGCCGACTGAATAGTTGTTTTTGTATATCTGCTGTATGGCGTAATTACATTCAGCGCCCCATTTTACTAAATTATGGCTAGACGCCAGCGCAATGAATTCGCCTTCAATTGCCGCTATGGTTTGCTCGGGTTGCATTATTTGAACAGTCATAGGTTACTCCCGTGTTTTAATGCTGCCAAGTACCAGACTGCTGTTGCTGTTGTCATGCTGCTTAAACCGTTGTGATCGTCTAGAGCCTCACATAGCTGGCAGAAACTTGAAATCGTCAAGCCCTGCTTGCTGTTCCAGATCTTGGATATAGTCGCTGGCGTAAGCCCTGATAGCGCAGCGATCGACACCTGGGCCATTCCGCTGTACATGATCTTCAATTCATCGAGTAGTAATTTGTTCATTTGCTTGCTCCGTTGTTTCGAGGTGCCCATCTTCATCCATATCTGTTGCGAATGCAACAATCTTATAGTTATATGCAATTGGGTTTTAATTACCAAATTAATTTGCTTTGCGCTAATAATAACACATATCTTACTATAAACACATTGACCTTATTAATTAGAAAGCTTATTATTAACTTTCAACTTAGCATTTGGGGTTTTTTATGAAGATGGCGGTAATAATGAAGCGCGAAATGATGGGTATAGTAGTAAGGCAAAACCACAAGACTGGAATGTTTAATGCCAATGATCTTCATAAGCTGGCAAATGAACACAGAGCTATTGAAGGCTTAAAGCCTAAACAGCTGAATCAATATTTTATATTAGATAGCACCGAGGATCTAATTAACGAGATTTGCCTGACTGAAGTTATAAAGCTGGATGATGCGAAAAAATCAGCAAGGGGTAAAAATGGCGGAACTTGGGTTCATCCAGTGGTTTTTGTGGATCTTGCGATGTGGTACAGCCCAAAATTAAAGGTCAGAATTATAAACTGGGTTTTAGATGGGCTTATGGAGGTCAGAGACGAGTCTGGCGAGTCATTTAAGCGGATGAATAAAACTTTGGCACGGACTTTTGAGGATGAGTTTAATAACCCATTGCAATATATTAAGGTGTCCAAGGCTATCGCTGAAGCATGTAATGTCGGCGAAGGCCCAGACAAATGGCAGAATGCAAGCAAAGCACAGCTTAAACTAAGAGACTCAATACAGAGCAATATAGAGCTAATAGCAGACCTGTGCCCTAATGTCGGCGAATGCCTTAGCACATCAATCAATAAAGCGAAGAGGATGCTACCTTGAAGTGGTATAAACACGACTCAGATGCAAATATGGACGCCAGACTACAAGAAGTACTGCTAGATTTCGGCCTTGAAGGTTACGGGCTTTACTGGTATTGCTTGGAATTGATCACCAACAAGGTGACGAGCGAAAACATTACGTTCAGCCTTGAACATGACGCAAGAGTGATTGCGCGCAACACTGGATCAAGTGTGCAGAGCGTTGAAACAATGATGAGAAAGTTTGTTAGTCTCGGGTTATTTGAAGACACTGACGGCACTGTGACTTGTCTGAAGCTTGCAAAAAGACTAGATAAATCAATGACTAACAGCCCAAACATGAGGGAGTTTATATCCAATGTCAGAGAACGTCATGACACCGTCAGAAAATGTCAGCCCAGAAGAGAACACAACATAACAGAAGAAGAACAGACTAAGACTATAGCTAATGTCAAACCGAAGTTTGATCAGATAGATATGGCATTTGCTCAACTGGCATTTGATGAGCTACTACGCCACAACCCGAACCACAAAGCGCCCAACTTGAACGCATGGGCAGAAGATGCTCGCAAGATGCGTGAGATTGATAATCGAGACCCCACTGAAATGGGTATGGTCTGGACTTGGGTTCGCAATGACTCTTTCTGGTCAACCAATATTTTAAGCATTAGCAAGTTCCGCGAAAAGTATGACATGGTGTCGATGAAGGCCAAAAGTGGCGGCAATCCGAATTTGTCAAAGGCCGGAAACGCAACACTGAATAACATTAGAGACTGGGAGCCGACATGAATAAATCAGATTTCATAGAGTTCAAAAAGGGCATGATGATGCTTGCCGAGGTTTACCGGGTCGAGGTAAACCAAGCGCAAATGTCCATCTATTGGGATGCGCTGGCGGTGCTGTCGATTGATGAGCTGCTGCTGTCAATTCGCAAGCACATATCAGATACCGATCAGGGTCAATGGTTCCCAAAGCCAGCTAATCTGTTGAAACAGGTTCACGGCAATGAAGCCCAGAGCGCATGGGCGGCCCTGTGTGACGAGTTAAGCCGAGGCGGTAGTGATGTTGGGCCTAAGACGATTGCGGCCATTACAGCGGCTGGTGGGCTGTACAATGTACGCAGAATGACGGCATATCAGCTTGACCACTACCGAAAGCAGTTTATTGCCACCTATTGCGCTGATTTGGCAGAAAAGCCGGCGCAGATTGGCCACCAGGGCCAGGGTATTAAAGCCATCGGAATGAATGATTAATGCTTGCACCTTTATTTCATTACTGGTAATTTGCATAAACAAACAACGGAGAGCAAAACAATGAAACTGCAAGAAGCACTAGATTCCGCATACTCGGAAATGAACACCGCATGGTCAGATTGGATTTACCCGTATGATCTGGTTGGTGAGGGTTACGATAATTGGCGCAGAGCTTACGAGAAATGGAGTGATGCCTACGATGCGGTATCTGAATATGAGAGACAGTTAGAGCAATGAAAAGCCCGTGCAACAAGACCTGTAAAATAGAAAATAATTCTTGTATCGGTTGCGGCAGGACGCTAAATGATATAAAAATATGGGCATCTGCTACAAAAGCCGAGCAGCAAACTATAATTAAAATGGCAAAACGGAGATTAAAATTATGAACGTACAGAAAGAGATTGATGCCTTTAAAGAATACTGGGTAGAAATGGAAGATTTTTTGCGAAAACACTCTTATGAGGGCGAATGTATGACGCCTGTTGTTGACCTGCAAGAAGCATTTGACGCCCTTGAGGGTATGGCAGACAAAACAATAGACGCTTTAGAGCGAATAAATCGGCAACGTATTTTGATGGATTCAAAGAGGCGCTAAAAATGGAGCGACAAATAGAATTGATGCGCTTGGCAAACAAATCAGTTTTCACTATCGCCCGCGAGCTGAACATCGGCGAAGATGAGGTGTTAGCGGTGATAGCAGGGCTAAAAATGCCACTGCCACGGTCTAAGTCGACGAACGAGTCAGCTGCTATAGCGTGTAAGAAGCGGCGGGCGATTGAAGCGCATCATAATGCCAGGATTGAGCAGGATGGGCACGACCCGCTGGATGATTTGCTGGGTTACTAAAAAACCGTTTCAATATAGCCAATTGGTATAAGCATTAATGCGATAGTGCTAGCACTATGATGCTAGATGCCCTATTATTACTCCATTGAAACGAAACAACAAAACAACGGAGAAACACAATGTACAAATCAGCAATCACTAAAAACGCAGACAACAGGTTTTTCGCTTTAGTAGTTCGGGTTGATTATGACGGTGAAGAGTTTGTTTGCAGCACTTACACCGGAAGGCACTTTAAAACAGAAAAAGCAGCTATAAAATCAACATCCGCATATATCGCAAAACTAGAAGCATAATAACCCAGGCCCTTCGGGGCCAAACAACGGAGCAAAAAACTATGATAGGCACAACACTAGATAGATTCTGGACATATTTGGAAAGCAAAGATCTGGCACACGTATATAACGCGGCTTTTGGGTCGGGTGCGGCAAGGCAGGCTTTCTTTTTAGACGTGGATTCGACGGAGTGGCTAAACAGTATGCCATGCGGGCGATTGACGGGCGGTGAAGTTATGCAGATGAAAGAGGCGCGGGCAGAGTGGGCAAACCCTGTGGTTGCTGCTGATAATGTGAACCATCCTGCTCACTACACTTCACACCCAAGCGGCGTCGAGGTAATACAGATCACAGAACATATGGGTTTCTGCCTTGGCAATGCCATAAAATATATTATGCGATGCGACGAAAAGCACAATGCCATTGAAGATCTGAAAAAAGCGGTGTGGTATTTGGAACGGGAGATTGCGAAACGGGAGCAAAAAGACTAACATTGTCATTCCGTTGTTTGTACTCCCTTTGCCCTGATGCGTTCGGGGCTTTTTTTTGCCCGGCGCTTGGTGGTAGACTCGCACTGTTTAACCGCTGAGTAGGTGATACCTCTGCGACCGGTCAACGCTAAACCGGAGCCTGGCCTGGATTGGCATAAAGATACAGCAATTGAAATTAAAGGCGTGGAGGATACCCATGGTTGATATAAAAAATGAGTTTCATCCCGATTATGCAGTTTCGCCGGGTGAAGTTCTCAGTGTTGAACTAGAACTTAGAGGCATGACACAGCAGGAATTGGCCAAGCGAACAGGCATTACTCCTAAGCACATTGTCTCAATAATGAAGGCCAAATCAGTAATGACGCCAGAAATGGCCATTAAGCTTGAACGTGCATTAGGGATGCCAGTGGAGTACTGGTTAAACCTTGAAGCGCTTTATCAGGAGATTTTGGCGCGTCAGTCGGAAGGAGAGGCAGGGCGACCAATCATTTAATACATTGCGAGCAGGCAAGTAGCTGAGATTAACCAGCTTCTTGCAGAACTAATCAATATCGACTAGACTAGCCATGTTGTTTTTGCTCCGTTTGTTAGCCCTCTGCGTGAGGGCTTTTTTTTGTCTATAGAAAAGTGCTAGAATCGGCGCAGGTAAACTCTGTGGGGGTGATCCGTCTGCAACTGGCCTCTGCCTTGCCAGCGCCTGTGCTCGATGTGAATCGACTGGTATGACCTTAAATTCACACAACAGGTATTAAAATGTGGGATTGGAATAACGAACTATTCGACGACATGGAGCTGACCAGCCGCCAGGGTGAAGTTCTGCGATTGAAGCGCTTGGACATGTCAGAGCGAGCAATAGCTAAAGAGCTTGGGTTAGGCAAAACGACTGTCAACGAGCATGTTCATAAGATCAAAAAGAAAGCTAACGCCAGGTTCTACCATCCCGAGATCGGGCTGACCGTACCAATGCCGCAGGGCATGACCGCAACTAAAGCGACGATCCAGGTTAAAGACGGTAAGGTTTTCCAGTATTGGGCAAAAACCGAATTAGACAAACAGATCGACCTTATACAAACCGCCATTACCGCTTTTGTCGAGCCTATCCCTGCTCTACCGGTGCAATCATATACTGTCGAAAATTATGACACTGACGTCATCCCATGGTTCCAGATCGGTGACGCGCATATCGGTATGATCGCGCACGCAGTTGAAGTAGGGCAAGAGTTCAACCTTAAAATAGCAGAGCAGGAGCTATGCTTAGCGATTGACCGTCTTGTCGAGCGAACGCCTGCCTGCGAGCGGTGCGTAATTAATGACCTAGGCGACTTCAGTCATTACGAGAACATAAGCGGCACGACAGCGCATTCGGGCCATGCTCTCGACACTGACGGCAAATTAGCCATGATGGTGAAGGTTTACGCCAGGGTTTACAGATATATCATCGAGCGATGCGCGCAACGGTTTAAGCACGTTGATGTGATTATTAACCAAGGCAACCACAGCCGAGCATTGGATCTGACGGCTCAGGTATGGCTGACGATGCTATACGAAGACAATCCACGGGTAACTATATTAGAGAATGCTAACGTGTTCATACCTTATCGAATGGGCAATACGCTGGTCATGGTTCACCATTCGGACAAATGCAAACCCGTAAAATTAGCAGACGTAATGGCAACGGATTACGCGCAGGATTTTGGCGAGACCATTTACCACTATATTGATATTGGCCATATTCACCACAGATCAGTCACTAAAGAGCTGGGCACCTGTCTGGTTGAGTCGTGGAACCAGATTGCTGGGGCAGATGCTTACGCGCATGAGCATGGCTGGCGGAGTCGGTCATTCCTAACGGTAGTGGATCGGTCGAAGACTTACGGTGAGATCGGGCGCAGGACAGTAACGCGGGAGGAGGTGAAGGATTGTTTGGGCGGTCATGAGCCTGGCACAACTGCGCAAATTAGAAGATCGGTGTATACTGTATAGAAAATACACAGGTGCTCAAAATGTCGATAGTAATCCGAAATAAAGCAATACTTTTAGATGGTACAACAGGCGGGACGGTTGCCGTTCTGCCTGATTACAAATCCATCCAGATCGCAATAGCGGGCCGCCTGACGGGCGTTATAACCGTTACTGCGACCACGCTAGGCGAGCAGCTAGAATTGATTGTGCAAGACAATATATCGACAGGTCTAACTAAGTTTCAGATGAGAGCGCAGGGTAGTGAAATACAAAACTAAACCGTGGGCGCATCTATATAAAACGGCGCTATGGAAGCGTTTGCGACTTGCCCAGCTAACCCGTGATCCGCTTTGCGTGTACTGTGATGCGATGGGCCGGGTTGTGATGGCAGGCGTGGTGGATCATATAAAGCCACACAAGGGCGATGAGATCAAATTCTATAACCCGGAAAACCTTCAATCTATGTGCAAACAACATCACGACAGTACTAAAGCGATCGAAGAGCGACGCGGTGTTATCGTTGGCGGCAATACTCTAGGTGTTCCAATAGACCCTGATCATCACTGGAATGATTGATATAACTTGCAAATGTTTAATATTTGACTATTATGTAGATAAACAATCATATAGTAATCAGTATGTCAGCAGCTAATGAGGTTAAGGCAATAGGGTTAAAGAGCTTGCAGTATGTTGCAGATCATAGTGGCACCAAGCGAGGGACCTTAAATCATTGGTATCATACAAATTATATACGCTTTATTTCGATAGCTTATGGCGTTAAGTCAATTAGGGATAGCAAGGCTAACCATATATGATTTGCTGCAATTGTGGATCTGAGTTTGAAGGTCGCAAGCGTAAATTCTGCAACAAATATTGTAATTCTAGGTATCAAAAGAGAAAGCGCAATGGTTATAACTTATTAGAGTATGAGGTCGAGCATCCCATATTCTATATGAGAGTAATGCTAAAATGCCTAACATGCGGTAATGATTTTGTTAGAGCAAAGAATGGAGGCACTGACGGCAAGCAATATACTAAATGCTGCTCACGGAAATGCGGTTCAATACATGGTGGAGCAATAACCAGGGAGATAACTAGCATTAAGGCGATGGCTGCCAATGTGATAGCTAATACGAACAAAAGGTCGGCGATATTAATTAAGACCAGGGAAAAGCGTATTATTATTGAATGGCATACAGACGCAATGTACAACCATTGTATAGAATGCGGATCAGATGTGGTAAGTAACACAAAGATACGAAGCAGAAGTTATTGCATAGATTGCAAGAAAGCTAAGACCTTGGCGTATAGGTCTGGCCAAAGCTATAAAGACATGATACGAAAGAATAAGCTCGAATATGGTAGCCATATTAAACGAGCTAAGAAGTACGGCGTTGAGCATGAAAGAGTTAATAGAGTTAAAGTTTTTGAATTATATGATTGGAAGTGTGCAGAGTGTGGCGTAGATACCCCAAAGGATATAATGAGGACTTTCGATAATCCAAACGCTCCAACACTAGATCATATCTTTCCAATGAGCAAAGGAGGCGGGCATCTATATTCTAATGCTCAGCTATTATGCAGGCGATGCAACACCATTAAAGGCGCTACAGTACCCCCGAGGGGCGTAGGCTGCCTCCACAGCTTTTAGGGTCCAGTAC